TAAACGAATAGTGTGTTTGCCCGGAGCTGGTTTCCAAAGTTCTACTTTCTTTGAAGTTGTGCTTTGTAGTTTGTTCAGTCTACCTCTGATTGCGTCTAAGTTAATAGCCATTTTTTTGCGTTTTAAGAGTTTATGTTTTATGGTTTTATTTAGGTGAGTGTCCTTCACCCTCTATGTATATAAATATAAAGAGATTACAAATATACAACAATTTATTGGACTTTCCAAATCTTTTTTGAAGTATATTTTATAACCAATTTAAGCATTTATATGGGTTTGAGGTTTACTCAAAGATACGAAATATTCCTGATACTACCAAATAAAAGGGGATTAATTTTCCGCTTCTTTTGTATATAATAATGATGTTCTATTTGGGTATTGTAGATGTTTCTTTAAAATGTCCTTTTCGTTATCATCTATGAATTCTCTTAACTTAATTTCGTTTTTAGTACCAATTTGCTCTAATGTTATTATTGTAAGGGTGCGACCACCTTCCATTTTTTTAACTTCTGTTTTCACAACTTTGTATTTATTATTTGATTGTAATAATACTTCATGTTGACCTGCCCAACTTCCAAAATCTTGCGGAAACATGCTGTTTTTATCTCTACCAGATACATTACCTATATTTGCATTCATACAAAATCCATTAAATGTATTTGTTGAGTTTACTACCTTTATTATTATAGATTGGTTGTTTGCTTTATCTATTGTTGCATTTGCGTTACCAACATTATTAGCAAATTCGGTAGCTGTGTTTGCATCAAATGAAAATGAAGATATTGGTAAATCAATAGTACTACCCTCCTTAAATGATTTCATAAACTTAGTATAATCAGAAGATTTCATAGCCATGCCTCTATACAAAGCCTTTGCGTGAACTACGGGCGGTGGTTCTGATTTTAACATTTCATCAATTCTATTTAGAGCGTTTTTATCTATCATTGATTGATAGGAAAACATATCTTTTATATAATTTGGATTTTTCTTAGCTTGCTTCTTAACCCACTTAGCTTGATTTTTATCATTAGCTTCCGAAATACCGAATAACTGATTGTAATTACTGATGAATTTTTCTTTTTTAATAAAATTACGGAGTCCACCATCTACAGTTGTTGGATTTTCTAATTCACTTTGCATTTTCTTACTCCACTCATCATCTGAAAGATTTTTGTATTTTAATGGATATGCTAATTGTAAGGTTGATAATTCCTCCATAGCATCCGTTTCATTATCTTTTCCAAAATAAATAGTATTTCCTAATTTAACTAATGCATACTCTGATAAACTTTTATAACCCAATTGTTCTAAATCTTCTTTAGTTGGAGTGAATCCCAATATATCAAAATACATTTCAGGATGCTGCAATATTCTATTTACATCTATTTTATATTTGTTAGCTACCTTTGCTACTTGAGCCGGAGTAAACTCTGGTGCATCTATGATTTTATTATTTATCTTTGCAAGTTCGTTTGTTATATCTTTAGCAGTATCTACATTATACAAATCCGTTTTATCTGATTCTTTCTTAGCTACTTTTTTATCTGCTTGCTTTTGAATTACATTAGGGTCAATTCCTCTTTTAATTGCGTTTGCTTGTTTATTTGCACTATCGGAATATGCTTTATAATAATAATCATTAGCCGCAACTCCATCGGGTGCATATTGTTTTGCTTCCAAATGTGATAAAATTAAGCCCGATATTAATTCTGATATAGATTGTTTTCTACCATCGGAATTTTTTATTTGAGTATCTACTCCTAATTTACTTATAAGATTTAAATCAATACCATATTCATTGGCAGTTGATTTAATTATCTCAGGAGTTATATCTTTTCTTGAATTAAAACGAACATCTTGTACAAGTTTACCATTTCTATTTTTTCTATAAAGGGTAACCTCACTACCGTATCCAATATTTTTAATTCCGTTTATTATATCATCTGCTACTTTTTGGGTATCATCAATTGTACCACCTCTTTCCTTTTCATAATCTCCTTTAAATAAATCAGAAGATTTTGGAGCCTTTACATCCTTTCCTTTTACTTTAGGTTTATCATGTGTACCATCTTTAACTGCGGCATCCATATTATCTTTAGTACTAAAATATACCAATCTACCTGTTTCTTTGGATATTGCCGAAAAATCAGTTGTTTTTGGTTTAGCCTCAAATAATTCTTTAAGTAAAATCATACATATAAATATAAATGAAACAAAAAGGGAGAATTTTTAGTTTCTCCCTTTCTTTTATGTCAATAAATGATAATATTCCTTAAAGTGTTTAATTCTGTCTGCTAATCCGATAGTTCCACCATTTACTCTTTTAGTAATAGATGTTACAACTGCATCAGTAGCACCACCATCTGCCATCTTATGTAATCCGTTTTTAGAGAAGAACCATGCTGCTGATAATAATGCGTAAGATGATGCTACCTTATCAGGGTTTGCTGTCATATCTTCACCAATTGATTTACCAAATGCAGTGTAGTTATCTTTACCTGTTAATTGAATATATCCTCTACCTCTAAATTTATAACCGTCACCACTTGCTTCAGTTCCGTTACCCATTCTATTTGCATATACTTTAGATGCAATTTTTTGTGGTTGTCTAGCATATGGAGTTGCAGCTGCTTCAGTTGGGAAGTATTTCTTAAAGATACCATTCAAACCTTTTGCTGAATAGTTTAAGTTTTCTTGTGTTGCTCTAAAACCGCCACTCTCATGTCCGCATTGTGCTAAGAAGTGTGCCAATCTTAATGGAGTATTGATTTGAAACTTAGCTGCCGTATCAGGAATCATTGCGATTACTGCATCAGGAATATGTCCTTTTAATTTATCTAATTTCAATCCACCGACTGGTGCTATTGGTACAGCTGCTACTGGGGTTGGTACAGATGTTGTTGTTTCACCCATAATCTTTGCCCAAGTTGATGGTCCTACAATACCATCTGCAGTTAAACCATTCTTTGCTTGCCATTCTTTTACAGCCGCTTCAGTTTTAGGTCCAAAGTTAGTTACCGCTGGTTCAATACCCAGCTTTTGTTGCATCAACTTAACATTTTCGTTATTATCACCTTTTTTTAATAACATAATAAAAATTATTTAGATTGTTCTTCCGTAACTTCTTTATTTCCTTGTCCGAAATCAATTACTTCAAAAACTCTTGTCTGAATTTTCTTAGTACCTTCGGCGTTTGTTAATATAATTGAATTTTTGAATTTTTGCCAATTGATGACAAATGCGGTATCTAATACGCCACCATTTTCCTCTTTAACTAATTCGTTAAGAGCATTGATAGTGTAAAGTGAATTTGATTCTTTCTTTCTATGTATTAAGATTGTGTTTTCCAACGGAGTTTCCGGTTGGAATTGAGTATCTATGTTATATGTTACAAATAATTCCTCTAAATTGGACTTGTTTTGTANTATATAGATATAGTTGTAGACTATATGATAAGTCTCTCTTATTTGTTGTAGAGTGTTTTGTAACTCCTCCTTTGTTGTAAATGTACAAAGTAACTGTGTCTTCATTCTTCCTCTTGTTTCTTTTATTACCTATAAATATAAAAAATCAAAAGGAAGGGTAAAAACTCTATTTTTTCTTATCAGCCTTTACTTTTCTAGTAGCTACTCTCTTACCAATAGATTGTCTAGCTTTTTCATTTGATTCCGATGCATCTCCGTTTTTCTTATTTGCTTCAGCTACAGCCAATGCAAAATCATCAGAACAAGATATCTCAAAACCAACAGTTCCTTCGTATCCCTTACCCTTTTGTCTAGCACCAACCACACCAATAGGAATATCTTCTCCGTTTTTATCTTTAGCACCATATACCAATATAGTTTCACCACTTGGTAATCTCTTTAATTTCATACCTTTTTGTAATTCATCATAAGAATCCACACCAAATACAGTTTGTAAAGTCTTTTGTGTTACTTTCATACCATCAATACACATAAATTCTTCACCCTGCATACAAGTCTTCATTGGGAATGCATCTGCTAATTTCTGCATCAAACCTCCCATTAGTTCTTCACTTTCAGGTAATACTTCCATTAAAGCGTTTCCAGCTTCAACTGCTAAATTATAGTGTTTATTTAAAGCCTTTTCAGCGTTAGTATCACCAGCAGCTATAGCTACTTTAGAAGCTAAAACAGCTACTTTACATATTCTATCATCAGTTGTATCTTCACCAGCTTTACTTAATTTTTGTCTTATACATGTAGTCATATCTTTAGTACCACTAGCTTTACATTCTTTAACTGCTTTATATGAGAATTTAGCAAAATCCTTATCACCACCATCAATGTTTTTTGCATTATCAATTACATTGTTTGGATTTTTAATATCAGTATTTACTGTTTTAATTAATCTTTCAGCAGATGCCGTTTGAGCTGCTCCAAAATTTCTAACTTTAGAAACTGCATCTTTAACATTTTGTGGTGCTGCTTCAAAAGCTTTGTTTCTAATATCTGCTGACTTTTGTTTTAATGCCGCTACTGCTTTAGCTCCTTTTAACCCTGTAATTCTTTCAGCTGCTGCTAATGCTGCCGCTCTATCTTCTGGATTTTTATTTGATGCTCCCGCTTTTGTTGATATTGCTTCATATCCTCTTACTCTCTTTCTTTCTTTCTCATCTAAGAAATTTAATACAAAATTATTAACTTCATTAATTGAACCATTAAAGAAGAAAATGTTTTCATCTTTTTTTAATGAGTTCTTTTGTGCTCGAGCCGGTCCGTTTGGTTTACCATTTTTATCTAAAGGTTGAACTCTTAACATTACATCAGTTGAGAATCCTTTATTTTTATAATCCAATCCCAATGATTCTATATCACCTTTAATATCCCAAGCAGCTCCTTCAAATTTCCATTGTCCTTTACCATACTTCTCATCCATTGCTGAATCAAATGCTTCGGCATGTGTTAGTGATGCTTCAACCCAATCTTTAGTTGCAATTGGACTTTGCTTACCACCACCAAATTCTTCTACTGATTTTTGTATTTCAGCGTTCATAATATCAGCAAGTTGTCTTCTTTGCTGTGGGTCTCTGATTGACATAAATGCCATTGCCATCACTTCACCAAATTGAGATTGAATTTGCCCTGCTCCACCCTGAGCGATTAATTCAGTTACAGGTGGTTTCTTACCCTTAACTTGTGTATTAATACATCTTTCTAAAAATTTAATATATTTTTCAGGGAATCCTGCGTTTTTTAATTCTAATCTTGTTTTGTTATTTACCTTATATGGTTGTTTTCTAACTGCGGTTGTACGTTTTTTATTTTTTGAATAGTAATCTTCATCCGAATACCCATCAGCCATATCTTGATTTGAGTATTTTGGTGCCAACTCTCTCATATCATCAGGAGTTGCTTCACCTGCATTTACATATTTTTCTAATATAGAATCAATTTCTTCCGGCTTTATATCTAATATAGTTTTACCTTCATCGCCATTTTTTTTGTGAGGGTTATTAGTTTCACTTCTTGGTGTTGGTTCTGCTTTAGGTGCCGCCTTAGTTGGTTTCTTTTCCATATCAGGCGTTTGTCTAAAACCACTAGGTGCTATTGTTTTACCAACAGGTTTTTTAGTAGTACCAGAATCAGGAATAGCAACCCCAGCTTTTTTCAACAATTGTAAAGCATCTCTATATGCTTTCTTTTGACCTCCCTTTTCTGAATTTTTATATTTTAGTGCAGTTGATACTTTTATATCGTGGTCAACTCCATCTTCTTTGTATTTTATGCGTTGATTTAATATACGTTGTGCTTTTGCATTTGGCTTAGCCTCATCTATAAATTCATAAATCATTTCTAACATTAATTTATCAGCTAATTGTAAATTTTCTTCATTCATATATTGTACATTTTCATTTTTCATCATATTATTAACCAAATCAATATGACCTTCACCTGCAATAGTAATTGGTATTTTACCTTTTGCTTGTAATTCTTTTGTTTTCTCTAAAATATTTTCATCTCTAATTTCATTAAATGCAACTTGAATATCATTTATTTTAGTTTCTTTATCACCATTATCTTCTGGAAATGATAATCTATAAAGAGTATCTATATCCTGTTCAGTTGGTTCATCCCAATTTTCTATTTCCGGGAATCCAGCCTCTTTTGCCGCATCATTTAAGAATTGTTTACCACTATCATCTAAGAATGTAGTGGTTTTCATAGTATCAGTACCTTCACCCTGCCCAATCATACTAGCCCAATTACCTGCATTAACCTGTGATTGATTAAGACCTGTTTTTTCAATTTGTTTTTTATATAATTTAGAATCTGGTTTGTGAACATCCAATTCATCACCATCAAATGTATCAACACCAGCACCTATTTCTTGAAACTTTGGTACTGCGTAATCCATTTCATCGTTAAATACTAATTCACCTGTGTCTTTATTGGTTACACCACCTTCACCTACGAATACAATATCTTTCCATTTTTCTTGCGGTATAGTTGATTTTATATTATCAATTATATCATCAACCATTTTAGTATTTCTATGTTGTGTACCAAATACCATACCACCACCTTCCATTTCAATTGTTTGAATATCTTTGCCAGATTTCTTACCTTTGATAATTTTTGATTCACCCTTCATACTTTTTATAGTTGATTTATCTTCGGTTGGATTTGTGTTTGGTCTTGATGGTTCATTTGCCGGTGGTTCTGCATTTGGTCCAGCGCCAGGTCCTGCTTGTTTACCACTTTTTGCTGCTACACCAAATTCAGATGCGAATTCATTTGATGTTTTTATAGCGTCATCAATTGGTTGGTCAATAATCATTACTTTCAATGGTATTGGCTTATCAGGATGCTCCATATTATATCTTGTAATTGCTGCCCATCTATGATGCCCATCAACTACATATCCATCGTTACTTACAAAAATTGGTGCAAGTAAATTCTTTTTAGTTTTTTCATCTTTAACCTTTTGCTCTTCCGTTTTAGGAGAGCCATCAGGCATAGTATCTGCCATTGCTTCAGCTATTCCAGATTCCATACCCAATACTTTATCACCAACTAATTCATTTTGAGTTGCCTTTAAATTTTCAGATGGAACTTCTGCATCGGTTACTTTAATTCCTTTATCAGCCAACATTTGTCTAAAGTATGGTTCTCCCTCTGCTTCGGTAGCAGTTGGGTCTTTTTCTTTTGCCTTTTGTAATACATCCCATGCTTGAGAACCTTCAACAGGCTCACCTTTGAATTGTGGCATTTCTGCTCTTGGAATATTTTTATTTCCATTACAAAACAAGTTTGAATTTGGAATTGATACTTTACATAAATTATATGTTGGTTGTTGATTCTTTTTTACTTCCTTATCATATGCTGCTTTTTCTGGAGTACCTTTCTTCAATCCTTTAGCTTGCTCTTCACTATATCCCATTTTCTCTCTAGCAATACCTTCAGCCTTTTTTACATCAGCTTTATGGTCCGCCCAATACTTATCCATTTCAGTAACCCTTTGCTTTAATAGATTACTATCAATATCATCCAGTCCAGGTTCGGTTTCAATTGTTGTTCCAGCTACCTTACCATCTTTCTCAACACCCTTTTCATTTTGAGGTGGTGGGTTTGATGGTTCACTAAATTTACCATCTTCTTTCGGTGCTTCTGCTGATTGCTCTGCATCAGAATCTTCTTTATCTTTTTGTGCTAATTTATCATTTGCTGCTTTCTCTCTATCTAAACGAGCTCCCATAGCAGGGTCAGCGTTAGGGTCAAACATAGCTTGAGCTGCTTTTGCTTTTTCTTCTTCACCACCTCCCGTTTCTCCTTCACCCTCTTTACCTTTCTCACCTTCTTTACCTTTCTCTTTATCACCACCTGTACTCTTACCATCTTTCTCACTTCCTAAATCTTGCATTGCCGAATCTCTTTCTGGAGAACCTTCCGGTGGCATTAGTTTTTCAGCTGCTACTCTACCGGGACTATCTTTTGGTAATCTTAATAGGTTACCCACTATTCCTTTCTTATCAGTACCATCTGCTCCTTTATACGGAATTTCTTTATTAAGAATTGGGTTTGTAAATTTTTTATCAGCTTCTGTGATATTTTCAAATAGTTCTGCTTTGATATGAGATAATCCCATTTCAGAAAGCACTATTGATAACTCAGCCAAATGCTTTGGATTTTTTGGATTTGGTTGCCCATCATCCACTCTATAAGCCCATTCAGAAAGGATTTCGTTTATTAATTCAGATAAATTCATATTCATTAAAATTTGTGGTCTTTTGCTTCACATAGCATTTCCAATTCTTCCCAAGAAAATTTAGGTTTTTCATTTAGAAATACATAACATTTCCATTTCTTTTGTTTTTCAAAATAGATATGTTTTTGTAAATGAGATGGAATTGCTGCACCAGTTGCTACTCTTTTTGCAGGAGTATCAAAGAATGTTTTTATTAATACTGTAATGTTTTCGGTATCATCCCATTTACGGATTTGTTCTTCCAATAATCTCCACTCACCTCTATTAAGGTATTTGTCCTGCATTATACAATTTAGGTAAGAAAATGTTTGTTTTAAATTTACCATATTATCAGAAAATGTTGCAGCTGGTGCACCATGTCCTTTATCGTATATGTTTGCTTTATAATCTTCTCCATCTGATGTTTTAATCGTTGGTTCTTTATAAAAATCCATAGCTCCTCTATTAACATTTGTAGGACGGTTAATCGAACGGTATTTAATAATTAGGGGTTGTTCTAATGATTGTGAGTATAAAACCTCAAACACATCGTTTTTAATTCTTACATCTTGTCCAAAAGAAATTAGAGAAACGATTAGGAAACCAATAAGAAACATTGTTTTTTTCATATTATAGCACTATTTTTGTATATACTATAAATATACCCCTTATAACTTTCCGTAATCTAATCCCCAACTAGCTTTAATAGGAAAACCACCTTCTTCAATGATATCCTTCAAATCCTTAATCATATTCGAGTCCACATCAGTAGGAACATCAAATAGGAATGAATCGTATGTATATAAATCCAATGTAATCTCACTTCCCTCAATATAATCCAATATTGTTCTCATCTTGTCTACATTCATTTCAGTTTCCACCGCTTGAAGTAGGTAGTTGAATACTTTTTGTGGGTTAGGTTGTTCAATCCAATCCAACGGAATCATACGATGTGGTGTTTGTAGGAATCCCCTCTTTTGTGTTTCCATCCATAGTTCATCAACGTAATCAGCTACAGCGTTTAAGTAAGGTATCTGTCTAAAATCATCATCAATACCACCATATAGTAAACGGAACGTAATACCCTTACCTTCATCAACTTCACATCCATACTGCTCAGCTAACCATTCATGTACATTTCCTTTTGGCATATCAAACTTAATCAACTTACCAATTAGTCGTGGGTGATATGCGTTATAATCCATTTGTAGATATATTCCGTTAGCCACAAATACCTCTCTCGTCCCATCCGTTTTATTGAGGGCGGCATAGTTCACACCACCATGTCTATTGGATGGTCTACCTGTCACCGTAAATGGATTGTATTCCGTAAACACACAATCCGCTTTGGTTAGATGCTTTTGAGCTTGAGGCCATCTATCAATAAATTTTTCCCTATCGACACGAATTCCCGTTTGTTCAATTCTGGATAAGGTTGGTATGAAGATATCATTATACCAATTATAAGTTTTAGATTTTTGTCTCCAACATTTTTTTAATTCTGGTTCAATTGCTTCACACAATTTGAGAATGGGAATGGATTGAATGATGTCCTCTTTGTAACCCTTATGAATAAAGGGAGCCACTAAGTGTTGTATTGGTTGAGAGTAGTCTATTGTTTCACCATGCTTTAAGAAGTAAGCAGTGTCAACATCATTCAAGCCTTCCCTTACATTTGTAAAAGATTGTAGTAGCTTTTTCTTTTGGAATACCCATTTTTCTCCGATAGTATTTAGTACCCCACATATTTGCTCATTAGAGAGTAATAGAGCGTCTGTATGTTGTTGTGGTAGTATATACTTGTCCGATTGGGTTCTAATGAATATAAACGATATATGAGTGTTATTAGGGTGCTTATCATTGTCCACCCACATAGGATACCAAATAGAAATTTCGGTTTCCAGCTTTGTACTCAATTCGTTTAATTCATCAATAGACTCAACAATTATCATAGGATACAAAGATACAAAAAAAATCCCAAACTACCAAATAAATGTAGAATGGGATTTTGGTGGAGATGAGGGGAATCGAACCCCTGTCTTACAAAGTAATCATAATACCAGCATATCACACGTTTAGGTAAAGTTTAATCTTATTCACTTTCCAAAATAATTGGGGCCGTATGGTTAGTACAGCTTTCCACCAACCTATCAGTTTTTAAGAGCCGATAAGTAGAGCTCCGTTTTGTTCACTTCTATTTAAATGTTCCACGAGTGATGCGGAATGAACTAAGCAGCGTATGCGTACTCAGAAGCCCCAATGAATTCCATCATAGAATCAAAGGTCATAGTTGACATTTCGTCAGTTATTGTTTTGTACAGATTTAAAGACATCTAGCACTTCTGTCTACGTGTGGTACTACCATTCTCATTGCAATCAAGTCCATGGCATCCCCATTATATAATGTAAATATACGAATAATTTCTTAAACTACCAAATTAATTTGGTTTTGCAAATTGTAAAGTATTGGGAAGATATGTATATAAATTACGCATATCCACACATCCCAATTTTATTGATTTTAAATTTGATTGGGATATTTCATCATTACTACCAACCAATCTCCATACTATACTTGCTGCAGTAAAAAATGGATTTACTAAATACGATACATATTGATTTCTACTTATTTCAAAAATAGGTGCTGCGTTATCATTTGATTTTTGTATAAAATATCTATCAATATATCCTCTCTGATAATCATTATCATCTGGAGCTGGTACAAATGTTTCAATTTCTTTTACTTTAAACAAGTATCCATTTGTAATTATAGTACTGTATCTATCTCTATTAATTGCCATACTATTTCTTTATTTTTTTAGTTACAACTTGCGATTGCAATGCCCTAAATCCTCCGGTTATAGTAGTTGTCCATAACATATCAGTTAAAGTATGTTCTATTTGTTGAACTTGAAATATTCCATTTTCAGCATATTTGGCTGGAATACCTCTTATTTTAAATGTATCTCCAAATCTAACTCCACTTATTCCTAATGTTTTAAATGTATAATGTATTGGCAATGGATGTGATAATCCACCTTTATTAATAAACCAATCATTTTTTATTCTATCTAAAAATGAAGTATCATCAAAGGTGTAGATACGAAATCTTTCGTGGAATGTATCATCATTATTAAGCCCTTCAGGATCCGTCATTGAATCCGGAATAGATGGTAATTCAGGATTTGGTACTATTTCTATTTTTGCTAAATTACTACTAATTTGTGCTTTTTTAGCTGCCACAGTATCTTGATAAGCTTTTTCACTATCTATTTTAGCTTGCTCAATTTCTTTATCCAATTCTACACCCGAATTCCACACTATTTTATAATCAGCTTCTAATTGTTTTTTAGCTGGTCCATCTGGTGCAGCTTGTATTTGTGCATTAAGTTCTGTTAAATTTGCATCTACATTTTCCCTTTTTTCTCTAGCTAATCTTAACTTTTGCTTTGCTTCATCTTGCGGTGAGAGTGGTTGTGCTGCCAATTCATCAAGTTGAGCTTGTGCTTTTGCATCTTCTATTTGCTTTTGAGTTTGTGGGTTTGCTAATAGATTTGGGTCTTGTGAAAATAAATCTGGCTCAGATGCAAAAAATCCACCTTTAGCTGTACTAATATACGGCATACTTGGCTGAGTTGCTCTTGATAATCTTTGAGAAACTATTTGACTAGTCATTTCCGATGGAATCGATATGTCTAATGTTGATTCTAAAAAAGGAGAATTAATTCCAGTATGCCAAAATAAAGCAGTAGCGGGTTCTGTATTTTTACCAACCCAATTTTCATCAACTACAGTTATTATAATATCACCTTTTTTTATTCCAAGAGCTTTATTATCAGCATCCGCTTGAGTTTCAACCAATTGAAAATTCCAAAAATTATTTACTGCTGAAGACATTTCATTTAATATATCTAATAATACTTCTCTTATTGTTTTATTTGGTTGATTTAATTTTTCTATAAACATATCAAAGTTTACATAAAGATTTCTTAAATATCCCCAAAAATATTCTGTTTCTTTTATTTTTTTATTAGGTGTGTTTATATCCAATGGTTTTGATTCTACAAAACTTCTTTTATTAATAGAATTATCTATTGGTCCTTTATCACCAACTCCACTAACTGCTAATACACCAAGTTCTTTTTGTGTTACTTCACCTCTATTCCAAAAATATTGTCTAAAATCAGGAAGTTCTCCAGGTATAATCAATGCAGATGATTTAGTTGAAAACATATATCTAAATGCTCCAATTTCTGCAGTTTTTATATTAATACGAGCTCTTACACGTTTGTCACCAAATTTATATTCATCCAAACCACCATTTCTATTTAAAATTTCAACGGCTAAATCCATCGTAATATAGCTGTGGGGTGACCATAGTTTTTCTTTTGGAATATCTTGTCCTGCAATAGTCACATTAGCACCAGTTCCCTGTTCACCAAACAATGGTCTATCAAATGACCAAAACCCCCCATTACCATCAACTAGCATAGCATCGATTACTGCCTTATCCATATTTATAAAATCATATGCAGACGTATTAAGTTTATAATCAATTACATCTTGTATTTGTCTATGTGATGGTAATTTATTATACATATTGTTCCAAGGCCTAGCATTTGTATCAGTATTAGTTTTATCTAAAAGTTCAGGTTCATATGGGGAAACTTTTGCAGATTTGCCAAAATTACTTATTGTACCACTAGTCTTATCCTTTAATTGTATATGTTGATGAGATTGTAAGTATGTTGGTAGTGCTGGTGCTCCTCTTAATTTAACACTTACATTAAATTGCTCACCTTCATTAGTAACATTGCCACCAACTATAAATCCAAAAAATGTATCATATTCTCCTTCCGAAGATAATCTTAACTTTTCGATTTCATCATAATTCAAATTTCTCTCTGTGGCTTGTTTTACTATGCCCGCTTTACCTGCAGTTGCATCCATCATATTTATACCCCCATTATCACTATTCCAACCCCACTCTACACAAATTGTATATCCAGGTTCTAAAAAATATTTTTGAATTGCTTCCATTTGTTGTAATGAAAAACATTTAATTCCCAAAGTTGCTTCTTTTGATATTTGGTCTTTTCCTTCCTTTACTTCAAATGATACTACTCCGGGAGATGGACGTAATCCTCTATCAGTACCACCAGCAACAGGAGCTCCAAGCCAATCATACCCAATAGTACCAACAGAAGTTGGAGAACCATATATAGATGCCCCCTGGCCAGCTGCTTTAAATAAAGCAAAATTATTATTTGAACTTAGTATCAATCCATTTCCGGCTCCAGCAAATACTCGCATCCAAACATTACGTTCCGATGATTTGATAGTATTTACTCTACTTCTAATTTTGTCTGCAATCTTTGGATTTATATTTGATAGGTGTGGCCACATTAGTTAGTAAAATTTCTTAGTATTTCTAAATAGTTTTGGGGTATTCTTAATATAGTACCTTCGGTAAATGAAAATACTGCATTGTGTATATTATTAGCAGATGCTATAATCCACCAATAAGATGAATCATTATAAAACTGATGAGCTAATGTATCTAATCTATCTCCGGTTTCAGTAGCTACATAGATATCATCATCTCTCAATGGTATGTTTGGATATATTGTTGATTTATATACAGTTCTACCATCAATCGTTTTTTTAGTTTCATTATTATCGTATCTACTTATCATAGTTTATTAAAATTATTTCTATTGATTACTAAGTCCCAATGCACTTTCAAATGTTTCTTGACTGACAACCTCACCATCTAATATATATTGCTTTGTACCAGTAACACCTGATTCTTTTGATGGTGGTTTCATTGCCATATCTATATTAGCTTTATCCAATAACTTCATATTCAATAACTTATCCGCAGAAGCTTTAGATGCCGCAGCTATGTTAGCTGCTGCCGGATTAGGTATTATCGAACCATCTAATTTTTTTAATTTTTTAGAAGATTTTACAGTTGCATCTGGTAATGTGTTTGCTTGTGGATTGCTTACTTTTGCCGCAGGTGCATCACTAAATGCATAGTGCGATTTGGTAGTTTCTTTACTTTCAACAAATTTCAATGTAATACCAACATCTATAACAGTGGGTAATTTATAATTAGCTGCTGGTGAATTTTTTACTGCTGAATTCCATCCAGTATCACTTAAAGATGCATATGGTATTCCAATTTCCCAAACATTATTATCGTCTATTGTATAAATTAAAGAGTCAATAAAACATTCTTTATTTTTAAACATATTTCCTAATGTAAATTTCAAAAATGGAGGCACTGCATACACTTCACCAATACCACCATATGTTGGATATACTAATGATGCTAAGAAATTTAATCTTTGCCAAGCAGCTATATGTTCTTCTACAGATAATGAATATACTTTAAAATTAAACTGAATATTTCTATCAATTCCATTATATGTATAAAAATTAAATGGATTTCCTATAAATTTATTTGAATCCCAAGTAGGTGCATATGTTTCAGTTAATCCAGTAATTGTTGCTCTGAATTGTACAGTAGTATTTTTTGTTATTGAATGAAATTTTAATGCAACAAAATCCATATCATCATAAGTCGCATCTGCACTACCCGGAACTTTACCAATACCATTAGCATCGGGTGTATATGTAGTTAATAAGTTTAATTTATCTTTATTTTTTCCATATGATTGATTACCATTTTCATTGGTTTCATTTGTTGTAAGTCCTAATTTTGATTGTAAAGATACTTTATCAAATCTTCTTTTTTGAAACTTTGTATATGCTGATTCTTGTCTTTTTGGTATAATTGTTTTAATCGTTTTAACATCAACATTTGAATAATCTAAATCTCTATCTTCTACTTTTTTAATAAAATGATATTTGCTTGATAAATCTCTTCTTTGTGAAATTAATTCATTTGTTAGATATTTAGCACCTGCTAATCTTTTTGAATATGGACTAACACTATCTGATACATTATCAAATGTAAAGAATAAAAACTTCTTATCATTTACATCTCTATAATTAAAAGAATCGGTAGCATAAATAGCAATACCTCCCTCAGCTTTAACATTATTAGATTGGCCAATAGCTGGGTCTCCTAATAATAAATTTCTTAATTGTGTTTTTCCGGCTTGAACTGCTGCCCCAGCGATACCACCACCTACTTGAGTTGGAGTACCATTCATATTATCACCTATCAATTTACCAAAAAAAGTACCAGCCGATTTATCTTTTATTTTTTTCAAAATAACCATTGTATCGGTAGATGATACTCCTGTACTATTGAATTGAGTTTTATTTAAATATATTTTAGTTGGTGTTATATTTTGAGGAACACCTAATATAGATTTTACTGAATTAATTGCACCTCTAACCGAATTTACCAAACCACCTAACAATCCAGTATTACCAGCCGATTCATTAAGTGCACTTTTCATTTCCTGTACATCATCACTTTGCTGTAATGTGAATCTTGCTATTTTAGTACCATATATAATTGGTGAAGATAATTTACTTATTACTCTTAATCCAGTTGTTTCTTGCTCAACTAAAGTTTCACGACCAGTTGTTGATATTCTTCTTCTAATTGCCGTTGCTGCTTTAAGAGGTAATTTCATTAAACCAGCAGCTGCTATTAATTCATTATCTTTACTGTTACGGACAGCATATTGTTCTTCTGCAGTCTTACCACTACTTAATTTTTTACTTCTAAATAATTCTTCTATTGTTGGCATGTTATATTATTATCCTTGTCCTAATGCAAAGTTGTTTCTAGTACTTTTATTAACATTACTTGCTACATTTGCCGTAACCTTTGAACCATCCATATATGCATGTGCTGTAATTCCTCCTGTTGTTAGCTTTTGCATTAAAGTATCTACTCTACCCAATAATGCCATATACTTACCACCATCGTTATTTGAAGATATCACATTTCCACCTTTGCCAATTTTTGATGCCATATCCATTTTTGCTGCTGCTCCAGGTGCTGCAACTAAATCATCATTTGGTGATAATGTAAACAATCCACCTTCTTTTGTTGATACTTGAGTTTTTCCATCTGCCGGAGATTTTATATCACCAGCCATCATAGAAGCCGCTGCTCCCACTACCAAAGACGCTACACCCAAACCTATAAGGGCTTTGGCCGGATTGGATAATGCTGTTAATGATGCCGTTGCTGCCGCTCTTCTCATACTCATCAATCTCCAAAATGCTTCCGCTTTTTGAGATATAACAATTGCTTTTTGATAAGCATATAATGTACCCATAATAATAGCAATTGTACCAAGTATTCCCGAATACTCTTTAACAAAATGAACAATTGTACCAAATCCCTTTGCCATTAATTCAACAGGGAGTAATACGGCTTGAAGTATAGGTCCTAATGCTGTAAATAAAGGAGTTAATGCTCCACCAACCGTAGCAACTATACTTTTAAAACTATTTTCTAAATCAGTTATTTGTCCATTTATCTTTTGCCCTTTAATAAACTCATCAGTCTTTTGCTTCAATTGTTCATCATTCAAATCCTTTACATCCAATCCTGCTGCAATAGCCGCTTCTGCATTTTTTTTATCTTCCCCACTTAAATGGGCAAGTTTTTCTTTCATTGTCAATTGCTTATTGATATCTTCGATACTCATACCAGCTGCCTTTGCCAATGCTTTTTGTGCAAATATGTCTTGGTTTCTAAATCCAACTCCCTGATTTAATTGATTTAGGATTTCTTCTTGTGCTTCTACCGTCTTACCAGCATATGCCAATCCTCTAGCAGTAGATAAATTGAATTGACCACCAACGAATGTTGCTGCTAATAATTCATCTTCAATACCACTTTCAAAATCCAATAAAGCTTCTGCTGTTTTTGCAACTTTAGTTAATGTTGTACCTAACTGGTGTGCTTGTATTACTTGATTTTTAAGTGCCGTAACATCTCCTTTAAAAAATGTAGAAGTTGCTTCAGCGTTTTCTGCAATATCTTCTAATACCTCCTTTGGAGATACTTTACCTTGCTGAGCTAATGATGCTATTTGTTGTTGTAAACTAGCTGCGGTTTCTCCACTATATCCTGCTACTTGCTCAAATACACCCTGTACTTTAGCTGCTGTTTCTGATGTTACTCCAGTTCTAGCTTGAATACCTGCTAATGCACCCAATGTTTGTTGTGAGAAGTGGGTCATATCACCAAACACATTTCCCAAATCATTAGCTACATCAAATACGTGTTTTAACTCTACACCAGCTTTTCTAAATGAAATTTCTATTTCATGTGCATCATGAGCAAGATGATACGTTTGTTTGGCAGTCATTCCCGTAGTCTTACTATAATCTTCGGTTGCTTTATCTAATTCCTTAAATGCTTCAATACCTGCTGCTAAAGCTGCTGCTACTAATACAATGGCCACTAATGGGCCCGATGTCATTGCTTTTCCTAACTTTTTAGTAAAATCAATTGCACTTTTTAATGATTCGGGCGCTTCTTCATATAATTCTTTTTGTGCTTCTTTTATTTCAGTTAATCTTTCTTCCTTAAGTTCCAATTGTTCAGTTAAATGAATTGCATGTACTAATTTATCTGCCAAATTATCACCCAATTCAGCTCTTCTTAATTCAATTTCTTCTATTTTTTTCTCCAACTTAGTTTGACCAAATAAAGCTGCCCTTGCTGTTTCAGTTGCTTCAGCTTGTTGCAATAATGAATCTGTAATAGTTTTTGCAAATGATGCATTTTCTAAATTTTGTGTTCTTTGCTCATCAGTAAGGTCAAATTTAGCTTCCTCTAATTGTAGTATTTGTCTTTGCAATCCAAGATATATCCCACCGCCCGATTTATTTTCCGATAAACTTTGTCTTACATTTGAAGATAATCTTGCAAATGATTTAGTAGCTCCGTCAAATCCATCTTGAATTTTTTTAGCTTCCTGTGCTTGTTGCTTAAAATATCCTAATGTTTGTTTCTCTTTGTTTAAATTTGCTTCTTTTTGGTCAATCCATTTTTTATTAGACTCCTGAGTTTCTTTATCTAGCTTTTTTTGAGCCTTTTTGAGCTCGGTTAGTTCAAGCTCTTTACGTTTTACTACATCAAGCTGCTTAAGTACCTTTTCATTACCTTTATATTTTTCTTCTTCCGATTTTGCCATTTATATAATTATATTATCGTTTATATAATCCATATTTTTTTAATATATCAATTGTATCTGGATATTCCTTAAACATTTGGTCAGCTGCATCTTTGTTTAAATCTGCTATTTTTTTATCTATTCTTTGTAAAACCGGGTCTTTATCAATTAATGATTGAATTTGTGCTGGTTTTTTCTTATCCCCAAAAAAACTGAAAAATTCATTTAAATTCTTTTTTGATATTTTGTATTTCTTTGCCATATATCTATTTCTTTAAGTTATTATCTATAAATATCTTATAAACAAAAAAGTTAGGATTTAGGGGAAATTACCTCTTAATCCTAACTTTAGATGCTTTATTTGCTGTTTCTACTTGCTCATTCTCTTTTTTCTTAGCATCTACTAATTTATTGTAGTAGAAATTTCTAAGATGGGTTGGCATTTTATACAAATCCATTACCGTAAACCCATTTCCGTAATTCACCATCTCAAATATTTGAGTGTGAAGATTTAAACTATGATTTTTCGGAAGGCCAAAAAAACCCAACTCCCATCGTAATGGGAACTACCTCGGTTTCTCCATCTTCATGGATGTGGGTGAATACCATATCAACATCAGGAGATATGGATTTTATGTAATTTCTTAAGGCCTTACTATCTTTTGCTAACATACCATTAACAAATTTAGATATTGCTGATATATCGTTATTACCATCTACACTTTTAATCATATGACGTAATCTAGTAGTAATTTCAAACGATGAATCTTTGTTTAATTTTTCCAAAGCATCAATATCTTTTTGAATTGCTAACTCGTCACCATGTGTAAGTAATTTGAATGTTATTTTCTTACCATTTGAAGGTAATGTAAATTCAAATTCATTTTTGTTGTTAAAAATAGATGTATCTACTTCTTTTGTTTGTACTTTTGATAAATCAACAACAGCATCAATTTGTTCACCTGTTTTAGATGAGTAAAAACTAATTGGGTAATCTGCACCATATCCTAACAATCTAGTTGCTAAAACTATAGCGTTTTTGTCACCAATTATAATATCATTTGGATTTATATTATCAACAATAATAGATTCAAATAGTTTATCTAATACTATTCCCTTTCTAATTAAATTTGTTGATGCAAGGATATCTTCTTCCTTTGCAGTCATATACTTTATAGTAATTTGTCCAGATGAAAGAGGACTCTCTTTTGGATAAATCTTTCCTCCTGATGGTAAATCCAATACCTCCGTTGGAAAATCGTATGTTTTTTCTGTCATAACTTTACTTTGTTTTAAGTTTGTATATATAAATACATACTTTTTAAAAAATTAGAAAGCATAAAAAAGGGGATTCTTTTGAAATCCCCTTATTTTTGTTATTTTTAGATTAGTATTCAAGAATAGCGTAATCGTAAGATAATGTTAATTCAATTGTTGCAGGTTCGTTAGAATCAAATGCTACATCGCCAAAGTTTGCTTGCTGAATGAATGCACCTTTAATCTTCCATTGCTCAATTTTATCACCAACTGGTCCTAACATATAGAAATCCAAATCTTTCTTATAAAAATCTGCATATCCACGTCTACCAGTGATTGATTCATGACCTAATCTAACCCACTCCATTACTGATTGTGCAGCTGATGGTACAATTGGGTCATAAAGAGTAATTGTGATATCTTGCCACTCACCTTTACCTTGCAACTTTCTTTTGATGTTGATATGGTCTAAAGTGATTGTTTCAAATTGGATTGATGGTCTTGATGCTGCCTTAACCATATACCCCGGTACACCATCCCATTCTAAGATGTAGCGGTTTTTCATTTTTGGTTCGAAGTTCGTATAGAACATCTTATTAAACTCTAATATTTCTGCCATTTTATTCCGTTTATTTTATATTAATAAATATCTACTTTTTGTTTTTCTATATTATGCTGAGAAACTTGCTCCAGTTGGTAAGATGTTGAAATCTATTACGATAAATTCCGCCGTCTTTGCCGGTTGTAAGAAAATTTGTCCTGCTAATATATTTCTATCAATTACATCAGGTGTGTTATTACTTTCATCCATTACAACTCTAAAAGAATAAAGACCTTGTCTTTGTTGTACAGCTTCTAAATAAGGATTAACCGTATTTAAGAATCTTGCTCTAGTTGTTGCTGTGTTTTGTTCAAACACTAAGAAACGAGATGTAGATGCTACAAACTTCTTAAGAACAATAAGTAATCTTCTAACATTGATTCTATCTAAAGCGGATGCCTTATCTTGCAATGTTTTTTGTCCGAATGCTACAATACCTTGTCCAGGGAATGCTGCGATTGGGTTTACTTTGTTCTCATATAGAGTATCTCTTTCAGAATGTGTTAATCTATTCAATACACTAACTGCTCCTGTAATACCACCTCTATTCAAACCAGCAGGTGCGAACCATTCTGCTGCTAATCTATCGTTAGCTGCGAAAACAG